AGACACATCCAGGTAGACGCGGCCGTCCGCGGGATTGATCCACGCTCCCAGGCAGTGCCCGGGTGCGTCCAGTAGGTCACGATTACGCGAGATATAGTCGCGGAGATGCTGGACTCGCAGGCACGAGAAGATCGCCTCGCGGCCCTTGTAAGGCGACACCGCGTAGCCTTTCGAGATCACGCGGCGCCGACTCACGCTGTAGGTGATGCCACCGTGGACGATGATGCGTGAGAAAAGCTCGAACGTGCTCAGGTTTGCGACTCTCACAGGTTCCTCACTTGTTGGAATGTTCGGGCAGTTTCGGCCGCCCGATGCGCCGCCAAAGGACACGGCTCCGCCATGCCCTTTGGTCTTGTCTCGCAGGCTTGGGAGTCCCGTGCGCTCCGATCTAACGTGCTCCGCGCTGTGCTGCGGCGTCTATCGGACTCTGCCGTGGGCCAAGACCCGGTCCTTCGCGCTTATCGCGCCGGGCGGCTCGCGCTACCCGTGGCAACAATGCGTCGCTGCCATGGCTGAATCATCGGTCCAGAGGCTCTGAACCTCACGCGGTTTCAGGACGAACGGTCGGGTTCGGCCGACGAACGGTCGGTTTCGGCGTTACCAGTGCGCCGCGCTCGTGCCGGCGCCGCGGTGCGGCTGCTTCCCGGGAGCAAAAAAAAACAGGGGCACGCGCGTCCGTCCGTCCGTTGAAAGACTCACGCCGCGCTACCCTGCCCGGCCTGCCTGCGCCCGGCCTACGCCGCCCGCCCCGCCTACCCGGCCTGCCTGCGCTGCCCCGTCGGTCTATCAATCCGAGGGCGCACGGTCACGCTGCATTGTGCGTCAAGGGTTTACGTGCTGCCTGCCTGTGCCTGTGGGGACTCAATGAGGGGGCTCGGTGCCTGCCCGGCCTGCTCGGCCTGCCTGCGCCCGGCCCGACCTGCCCAGCCTGCCTAGCCTGCCCGGCCCGGTCGATCCCCGGGGGGGCAAGGGGGGAGGCCGCCCCGCGCCGGGGGATAAAACCCATCACGGATTTTCCTGGAAATTTAAGCGCCCCCAGGACCCTCCAGAACCGCCCAGGCGCCTCCCGGAACCTCCCGGACGACCCACACCTCATGGAAGCGCGAGATCGTCCCGGAAGGCCCGGGAAGGCCCTTGGCGGTCACTCGTGGTCGCGGTGATGGATTCGCCAGGCCAGGGTCAGCAGGACAGCCATGCCCCCGGCAATCCAGCCGAGGGAGAAGCTGAGGAGATCGAGTTCGCTCATAGGCGCACCTGGTAGACGGGTTGACCCTGCCGGCTGCGCCGGACTGGGGAGCCCATGTTGTTGAACGCCTCGGCAAAGTCTTCGAGGGCCTGCTCGACCTCGGACTCAGCGAGCGCCTTGGCGGCGTCGTTGGTGTCCAGGGCCAGCGTGGAGGTGAAGTGGGCCACGGCGCCAGCCAGCGCGTCCACGCGGTCATCGTGGGTCAGGGACCCGCGATCGCGCGTGATGTGCGTCAACTGGTACATGAGGGTCTGATCGCGGGCGACCCGCTCATCGACCACCAGCCGGTGCAGGGTCATCACGGGTTCGAGCGTGTCGATGATCCGCGCTTCCTTCTGCGCCTTGCTCCACTCGGCCTCCAGGACCGTGCAGCCGGCCGTGTCACCCGGCTTGGCCGGGGGCCACACCTCGGCCAGGATCGGCTGGAAGGCCGTGATCCAGACCAGGCCGCCGTAGTTCGGTTCGACCTGAATCTCGTTGACCTGGTGCCGCTTGGCGGCCTCGGCAACGCGCCGCATGGCGGTCGCCGGGTCTCCAGCGATGCCTCCGACCTCGGCCACGTAGAACATGCCATTGAGCGTCTTGACGATCGCCCAGGCCGTCTCGTCCTTGCCTCGGCCGCTCGGGTCCACAAAGAGCACCGACTGCTCGTAGGGCCGCCATTCCTGGTCCACGAACAGCGGACCCAGGAAGTAGTCGCCGCTGAAGCCGACGTTGGGGATGTCGTGCTTGCGGTTCTTGCCCTGGGAGTCGTGCCCCCACTGGAGGGTCACGGGGGCCTTCATGGGGTTCACGGCCATCACGATCAGGTCGTGCTGCTTCAGGGGATACCGCTCGGCGTCCGACAGCGACGTGTCCAGCATGTACTGGAGCGCGAAGAACGCCTTGCCCTTGGCCTCGCGGCCGAGCAGTTCGTAGTCGTCGAACCGCTGCGGGTCCGTGGGGGTCCAGGCCAGCTTGGGGTCCTGGTCCGCCCGGCGCAGCGGAGGCGCCAGGATGTCCACGGTGCGACCGTCGTCGGTCTCGATCAGGTAGCTCTTGCGCTTGTCCGGGACCGGGTAACGAGCCGGCCAGCAGAAGCAGGCGTAGCCGCGCTCCTTGATGAGCCGGTTGTAGACCGACTCCTCGGTCTGCGGCGTCCCGAGGAACAGGACCTCCGAGTAGCCCGTGACCTTGATCGCGTCGAACTCGTTGACCTTGTGCAGGAGCTTGAGCCGGGCCTCCTCGGTGCCGGAGTTGTCCGGGACCTCGATGTCGTCAGCGACGATCGTGGTGGCCCGGGAGCCCGTGATCTGCCCGGTGATGCCGGCCGCCCGCACGGACGGCGACTGCGAGATCGAGGCGCCGTTCACGTCGAAGCGGTCCACCATGTCCCGCTGGTCCTGCCGCGGTCGAAGGTGCTCGAACAGCGGCATGGTCGTCAGGATCATCTTGGTCTGCGCGACGAACTCCTTGGCCTTGTTCGACGACGCCGAGACCACCAGGAACTTCTCGTGGAACGGATCGCGCAGCAGCTTCCACAGGCAGTACGCCGAGGTGATGTAGGACTTCCCGATGCCCCGGAAGGCTTCCAGGATGTCCGAGCGTCCCCGGGGGTCCGGGACGGCCAGGCGGGTCCAGCCGGTCCGGTCGGGCTCGGCGGCCTCGTCGCCGTACCAGTGGACCACGTTGCCGGCCGCGTCGGTGGCGTAGCCGGACCAGCCGTGCTGGAGGAATAGCGCAAGCTCGTATTGAGCCGGCGTGGGGTCCGGCAGGTTCAGGTGCTTCCAGACCAGGTACAGCAGGTTCCTGAAGTCTGAGAGCACCGGATCGCCCGGCCGGTCGTGCCACCAGGTCACTGCTTATGCACAGCCGGACCGAACGGCAGGCCTGAGCCGTTCTTCGCCAGGTACTCGGCCAGCACGCCGGTCGGCTTGCCAGGCTGCGGGACCGGGGGCTGCTTCGCCGACCCGTCCTCCTGGTCTTTCAGGTAGGCACGGACGACCGACAGCAGTTGCGCCTGCGGGGCCACCCGGACGATCTCGCCGTCCTTGGTGGTCACAGGCTCGCCGTCCTTGTCGGTCAGCACGTCGCCCTTCAGGCCCGCGACCAGGGCCGCCTCGAAGGCGTCGCGGATTTCTTTGGTCTTGCTCATGGGGTTCGGGTCCAGTAGAGAGTGCCGTCAGCACCCCACGGGGTCTGAGGCACATACAGGCGGAAGCCGCACGCGATCAGGTTGTTCGCGCTGGCGGGGTTGTCGTAGGTCGTCGTGACGACGCGGGTCCAGCCGACCTTCCGTGCCTTGCGGAGCCGCACGCGGATCAGCCGGCGTTGCAGCCCGCGGCCACGGTGCGCCGGCATGACGCCCGCGCGGGACAGGTAGCCCGTGTCGGGGTTGCCCTTCAAGTCACGGATCGAGCAGAAGCCGGCTGGTTCGCCGTCTGCCAGCATCACCCACCAGTAACCGCGGCCCGGGTCCTCCAGCGGGTCTTCAGGGAAGCACTCGCGCTGGAGGTGGGTCAGCAGGTCTCGCTGCTTCTCGCCGCCTACCTCCCGAAGGACGTAGACGAGATCAGGCACCTACTTCTTGGTGTACGAGTTGATGAGTCGTTCCACGAACTGCTCGCCGAGCACCGCGATGACCGCGGCGAAGCCGCACAGCGCGATGACGTGCAGTCCGTCAATGAAGGCCAGGAGAGACCCTGCGCCCACAGCGAGGCCGCCCGAGACGATCGCCCGCCCGATGATGAGTCGGGCGGTCAGCTTCTCGCTCGACGCCAGCAGCTTGCCGAGGCCCAGGACCGCGCCAGTGATGGCGAGCCCGGCCAGAAGTTTCCAGACATCCTCGCCCCTGGCGACGCTCTCAGCAGTCGCCGCGTATGCGACGCCGCCCGTCACCAGGTAGACGAGGAGGGCGATCAGCAGGGTCTCCATCGCATCCCTACTCGGCCTTCTTCTTCTTGGCCGGCGCCGCCTCGGCTTCCGTCTTCTCGGGCTCGGGCTTCTTGCCGCCGGTGTCGTGGATCAGTTCCTTGTTGGTCACGTCGTCGGCCACCTTGCCGTTCTCCGGGTACGGTTGGCCCACCTGACCGTAGGCGTCCAGTTCGACCTCGACCAGTTCACCGAACACGCGGGTGATCTGCTCGTTCGACAAGGTGACGGCTTGGATCACGCCTTCCTTGACGTGCAGGACTTTCTTCACTTGACTCATGGGTTAGATGCTCTCTGCGCCCTCGTAGCCCAGGGCGGGCCGCTTCGGGATGCTGGTTTGGAAGTAGGGGTTGGTGAGGGTCGCCGGGTCGTCCTTCAGGTGCTCGGGGATGGGCACCTGGACGTACTCGACGGGTTTGGTGAGTTCCGTGTAGATCGCGTCTCGGGGGTCCTTGTTGGACCACTCGCTCAGGAGAAACGTCTTCACCTCGGTACGCAGCGGCCATTTACCGTCGCGCCGCGCAGCCTCATTGAGATACTCGCCAATTTCGACGGTCACGACAGGCTCGCGGACCTCCGGGTTCAACGGTTGGTAGTCAACGGACAGCCTAAGGATTCTGTGATACCGGGCGCTCACGCCCGATGGGAGTTGCTTTTCCAGTTCAAGGGCCATAGCGATTACAGTCCGGTCACGTCGATCAAGAGGACCTGCCCCCCGACGTTCTGCCGGACGGCGTAGTTGAATCCACCGGCAGCGCCGAGTAGGATCAGGGATTGATCGAACTGGACCGACAGGGAAGTTGAGGTGACGGTCATCGTGTCTAGGCCGACCATGTGCTGAAAGACGCCCGGCTGAATCTGCACGCCGCCCTGCCCCATCCGGGGCAGAGAAAGGCACCCCGCGTAGTTGCCGGGCGTGAGCGTGGCGCTGAGGTTGCCAGACCCTGAATTGGGGACCTGGTACACGCCGAGAATCTTGGGGTAGCGGAGATCGCCCGCAAATGCGACCGACCCGTCTGGCGCGTAGATGTTCAGACCGAACGACGTTGCGGCCTGCGCCGCCGTGTCGAACAGGAAGTATTCCACGCTCCCCGAGGCCCCCACCGGCTTGCGGAAGGTGTAGGTGAACGACGAGCCGGACTGATCCACGCGCATCAGTGCAGCGGGGGTCGATCCTCTCCAACACACAAGGGGCGTGACTCCGTTTGACCAGGTGAATGACGCCTCGTGCGTGGAGTTGTTGAAGGTCAGCGTGGCCTTCTGCCGAAACGCCAGGTTCTTGAAGTTCGAGTCGATCTGCGTGAACCCGTGCTGTCCGGTGATCGTGATGCCGAAGCTCACTGGTTCCTCCTTTGGTATTTCAGCGTCCGGTGATCCGCCACCGCAGCCGCTAATAAAGGCCGACGTAAATAAGGCAGTTAATAGGCGTTGCACCACTTGGATAGGTCCATGTAACGGTTGCTCCAGAAATGGAGAGAATCGGGAGGGACACGCCGGCCGACACGGCCCCGAGCGCGACCATGAAGGACCAGGGCGTACCGCCCGCTAAGGCAGGTACGCTTCTGGAGCCGCTTACAGCGCCGCTCGCCCAAGAATCGACGACCCGAGGAATGCGATCACCGAGGCCGAGCACGAGGTTGCCAGCGGCATCCCACACTTGAAGCCCGTGGCTCATACAAGCTGCCCAAGGCGGACGCGCAGGTTCCCGCTACTGTCGAAGACTTGTAGTCGGTTCGCCTCGATCTCCATGCGGGCGCCGCTTGCCGCGGTGCGCAGGAGACCCACGTTGGCGCTGATGGCCGACAGTTGGGCGACGGACAGACGGTTAGCCTGGATCGAGCCGGTCTTGATCAAGTCGCCTACGATCGTCGTGTTCGGCGCACCGGGAGCCCAGGGGCTCAGTTCCCGCTGGTTTGGCCGGGCCTCACCAAAGTAGAACATCGACGCGAACATGAGCGGGTCGTTACGGGCTGGCAGCGACGCAGGCGACGACGACAACAAGCCGATGGTTGCCAGGTAGGCGTTTGCCGGTGCGGTCACGAAGCCGCCGTAGCGCGGCAGGCGGCCCTGGTGCATCGAGGTGTTCGACCAGTCATTGCCCGTGTTCTGGCTCCCTAGGCCGCCGTTGTTGTCAACGGGACCTGTTGGGTCGATCTCAGTGATGTACACGCCGTTCGAGTCGTAGAAGAACACCCGTACCCACGAGCGGCAGCGATGCGAACTGATCCACGCGCCGACCTCGTACCGCGCCCCTGGAGTGATATTGATGAGGCCGGTGCGTCGTTCGGTATCGTTCGCCGGCATCCCGCCGAAGAAGTGGGTGTAATGTATCGACCACAATATCGAGTCCACGGCCGGCATCCCGGTAGCGTTGGCTGCGATGCCTCCCTGTCCAAGCGGGCGCCAAGGCGCCCACGCGCCGCCCCACCCCATAGGTATGCCGGAGTTCCCGCTCCAGGCCAAGGCCCACTGGAGCGTTTGGTTTTCCAGGCTGGTCCCGGAGTTCTGGATCAGGTTGCCGCCGCCCGTGCCGACCTGGAGCTTTCCCGCGGTCACGGCGCCGTCCACGATCAGCGAGGCGTCACCCATGCGGGTGATCTCCCAGGCGAACTCGACGTAGCCGTTGGCGACCTGAGCGCGGGTGCGGAACTGCACGCGCTGCGCATTGGCGGCGAACGCCGGCAGCACGCCCTCGTAGGCCACCCAGGTGTTCTTGGGGATCGAGGTCGTGGCGAGGTTGATCGCTTTGTAGCCGCTATCGCCGGGGATGACGTTTAACTGCGACGGCCAGGGCGTGTACCAATCAACCGCCGGGACGTGGATCGCAGGCGAGAACCACCCTGTTGCATTTGGCGAGATGAACATCCTGATGCGGACGCGATACCGCGCCGAGCCCGACTCCAGCGGGACCCACGCGGAAAAGTAATCCCGCGGACTCCCCATTCCGCCGTTGACTAGGCAGAACCGATCCACCGGCTGAAGGCCGGACTGTTCCGAGGCGATGAAGTTGCTGTCGGACCCGAAGCCCCACCACGCGAGGTCGCGGAAGCCCGGGTCCGGCATCACGTCGTCGCGGTTGTGGACGTGAATCTTCGTCGCCGTGATCGCGCCGGCCGCGACCTTGCTGGCGATGACTGCGCCGTCCACCAGGACCCGCGCCGGAACGGACTGGTCGCCGTTCCTTGCGCTGTTGAACACGAAGGTCGGTGTGCCGTTCACGTTGCCCGCTGCGAACAGCGGGTCCGGCGTGTTGTTGGGCGAGCCCGAGGGCACGAACACCAGCCGGTCCGCCTGGAGGATGACCTCCGAGTTTCCCGTGTTGTTGTTCGCCGTCGAGGCGAGTCCGATGCCGGCGATGACCGGCTTGCCGTCCCCGCGGACCGCGGTGGCCTTGACGGTCCACTGCGCCTCCAGGCCACCGAAGCGGCTCGCGTTGACGCTGGCCTCCTGCTGAATCTGAGCGAAGGCTAGGGCGCCCGTCGCCGCGCGGCGCGTGATCGTCGGTGCGGAGAACCACGCCGTCACGGACGCGATGTTGTAGAAGTAGACGTTGGCGCGAACCGCGTTCGCGGGCACCACGACAGCGGCGTCGATGCGGCTCCATCCGGTGCCAGCCGCTGTGAGGACGTGTTGCGACGCGGTCAGGAAGGCGTTCGCGCTGTTGAAGAAATCGACCGACACGCCGGCGTTGACGCCGGTCGTCGCCCGACCCACCCATACGGTCAGGTCCAGCGTCTCGCCCGGGGTCACGGGGAGGCGGTTCGGGTCTCCGTTCGTGGTCTGCGTGAAGCCGAACCACGCCGACTGCTGCGTGACGTTGCCGGGTCCGAAGCGCATGACGCGCTGACTCGGCGCCCCAACAGGAACGCCACTTGCGCTCCGGGCCTCCACGGTTCCCCCGGAACCCGAGCGCGTCGAGAAGCCACCGGGGCGGCCCGTGAAGCCCGGGTCGAGCAGGAGGTTGACGCCCGCCTCGATGGCCCCACCCACGCTCGCTTGGAGCGTCGTGATCTGCGTGGCGTTGGCGTTGTCGCCGCTGGCCCGCGCGGTGCTCTCGGTGTTGATGAGGCCCTGGAGGTTCGTGTCGGCCGCCTTGTAGGCCGCATCCACCGAGGCAAGCTGCGACGCCAGTGCGCTATCGCCGTTGATGCGGGCGATGTCCACCTGGGTCACGCTGGCGCCGAAGTTGCCGATCTGCGTCTCGGTCTGCGTGACGCGCGAAGCGAGGGCGCCCTCAGCCGCCAGGGCTCGGTTCACCTCGCTTGCCAGGTCAGCGACCGCCGCAG